GCCGTGCGAATGGTTCGCCAGTTCCTCGGTAGAGAGTTGGTGTTTCGCTTCCCCGCCTTTGTCACCGAGGTTATAAGTATACGTCGTACCGCTTTCGGTATAACTGCCAGCGGCTACCAGCACGCGGCCTGCATCCATCTTGACCCATGTCGTACCAGCCCATAAGGTATTGGGGTCGTCATTCGTTGTGGTTTCCCAAATACTGCCTACTGGGTACACAATATCAATGACCTGCTTTTCCGTCCGCTGTTGTACCTGTTTCCAGGTTCCGTCTGCCGACAGGTAATAGGTATCCTGCTGGCCCTTGGCTGGGGCCGGGACAAGGCCAGCCGCACCGGCGGCGGTCGAGGCGGCCCCCTTGAAATTCGTGATACTCTTCACGCCGGTACTGACGGCGTTGTCTACGTAGGATTTAGACGGTACTAATTCCCACGTTACCGGGCTTGTAGACGTCAATTTATAGATGTTGTTGTTGTCGTCGGTACGCATACACTGCATACCGACTTTGAGGTTAGTCGTCGGGAACGCCGTGCCGGAAAACGTACTGGCTACGGACTGGATGTTCTTGTCCGCTTTTTCCAGATACGTATTACAGGCGTCCGTCGTGACCAGTTCATTATATTCCTGCATATTACCATCCTTTCGCAACCCACGAGACAATGCCCGTCGTGCGGTTGCCGGAACTATTCAGTAATTCGATTTCAAAGTAGCGCCCTTTGTCGTCCTGCCCGTCGGTCGCAAGGATATTCGGTACGGGCGTCGTCGTGCCTGTACCGCCCTTGACCATGGCGTTGACTTCCGGGGCGTTATAGTAATGCTTGTTGTAATAGACTTTCGTGGCCGCTGTTGTATCCTTGATTTCAAGCTGGCCCTTATCATCGGTATCGTCGATATCAACGTGCGGCGATACATCGTACAACAAAGGCTGTGCCTGCGTGGCCTTACTGACCACACGGAGCCGCAAGAGGGCTTTTTCGTATTCGTAGTCCCCTACATTGAAGTCCGTAAACTGTTCGTACAGTGGCGGCGTATCCGACATGGTCGTAAAGCCATCCATTTCCTTGAACGATGAGAGCACCTGCACCGACTCGACGTAGGAATTACTAGCCCTTACGAACGCGTCATACAAGGCAATATCTTCGGCCGGGTTCTTTCCTATATCCCGTGTGAGGCCGTCACCGATACGGGCCAGGTCCTCGAATCCACGGATAAAAGCCATATCCCGGTTAAAGGACTCGTCGGTTTCCACGGCTTCATGCAGGGTACGTTCGAGTTTCACTAGCCGTTTATCAGCGATGACGATACGATCATCACGAATGGCGTAGATATTCCGGTATACCTTATCGAGTGTTTTCAGCTCTTCCCGGAAGGTCTGCACGGTCTGCCATATCTTTTTATAGTCATCCCGTACATGGAACTCATCGAACTGCGCCGACGTGGCATGTTTGGTGATGTAGTCCATAGCCTTTACCTGTTCACGCGCCAATGTGCGCATATTATTCCGCCATTCGTCCATGACATGCAGTCCGTCATACAGCTCATGTTCTATAGCCTGCCGTTCCCCCTCGATAACAGCCAGGTCTTCCCCTTTATTTAATCGGGAGGCTTTACGCAATGAATCCATGAAGCTAAAGGCGTCGCTCAGCTGTTTGACGGCCGTCTTCTTCACGGCTTCTGTGGTCCGGATATCCTCTGAAATATGGATGAGGAATAATACATTGTCCCAGTATATTTCCGTCGTATGAATCATTTCGCTACGGACAACCTCAAGGGCTTTGTTTTCGCCGTCCGTGAATGTCACTGCCATTTCATCGTATTTCGGTTGAGCGTGGCTCATATATCGTTCTATAGCGGTTATGGTTTCCTGGAAGGCCCGTGACAATTTTCTTGGTAGTGCCAGGGTTATCCGTAATGATTCCGGCCTCGTAGCGTGTATGAGCTTGTTGTGATACTCCGCAATGGACAACGTTTCCTGTACCGAACGGAACCAGTTGAAAAAGGCCGTCGCATCGTCGACAATGATTACCGCTTCCCACGGATTGATGAAAACAGCCTTGATAGGCCGTTCCTTTACGGCGATATCTTCGGCTGTTTCTTTCCGTGTCTGCGATTTTTCCTTATCCGCGACGAGAGCTGTCTCTTTCGCTGTCCGCTTCCATATGTTCGCCCTTCTATATGCCTCTGTGAGCTTCGTTAGCTCGTGTTTAGATATAGTTAGCCGCTTAAAATTTTTATCGCCTATATGGAGCGAATAGCGCTGTTTTTTGGCGAATTGGTTTTTCTCGTTGTCTTTCAGTGAAAAAGACTCCCTTTTCGTTCCCAATGCCATACCGCTCTTCTTAATTTCCAATACTTTCAGACTTTCGAGGCAGTGCATATTGAATAACACGTTATCCCAATACGTTTCCCGAACGGCCCATGCGTCCTTTAATCTGATGGTACTGGCACTCTTCCGTTTGTCTGCCGTATGTAGGCTTTCCAGCGGCCGGGTATTGAAGAGATAATGGTACAGCTCATCAACGGGCGTCGTGATGGTGGATACCTTGTCGTTGATTTCGGACGCTCTGTAGTATCTGAGTGCGGTGTCGAATATGATTCTAGGTTTGCCATGCCTTCTATCGTATTCTTCCAGCAGCCAGACGGTTTCCTTGTTCGTCGCGCTGTACGCCGTTTTGCCAAAAGCATCAAGCGTCCTGCTGGCACGGCTGTCAGATAGGGTGAACGTGGTATCTGCCAGCTTGTACAGCGTGAACGTTTTGGCAATATCCATAGGCGTTACGACAAGGTGAACTGGAAGGTCGTCGTCATGGTATCGTCAGCGGCTTTGTTGATGACGTCGAATACGACGCGGTCGAGGAACGTGCCACCGCTTGCGGCGTTGCAGATACCGGCTTCCGTGATGGCGCCGGTAGCTTCCCCGGCGGCAAAGGTCGTCGTCAGTGTAAAGACTTTCGTGCCGGTACTATGAGCGTAGCTGGCCGCTTTCCGCTTGAGTTCTGTAACCAATGCAGTCTGTGTAGCGGCAACGGCGGTCGTGCCTGTGCCAACTGCCGTATAGCCCATGACGGCCGGGCGCGTCGGGTTGGCCATAGCGGCGCAGATATAGTCAAACCCGCCGTTCAAGATAAGGTTGTCTTTATGGCGGGTTTCTACGTCGCCGTTGGCGTGATGGATGACAACGTTCAAAGAGCCTTTGATTTTCATTTCGTCTTTATTCATGTGCTTTTACTCCTTTGGGTTAAAGAAAATACGATCAAATGCACTACACGGCGGAATGAATGCCTTTATGTATTTGGTCGTATCGAGGTCGAATTCGCGGATGAAGAAAAGCCGCTTGTCGGCACTCTGTGCAAGTCCGAAAAACAGCCAGTCCCTATCTGCGGTATCAATTTGTAAGCTGAGTATCCGTTCATTGACAGTATCCCGTACGTAGAACGAGTCCGTCCGCTTGTCATACCCGATGTACAGCGTAATATCGCGCCATATGCCGTCAGCGCCTAAATGCTGCGCTTCGTAGCTGTCGACAGTAAAGGTCATATCCTTGACGGCGATATAGTCCGTTTGGTTCGGCTTGTTCCCGCGCATCTCTGCAATGAAGCAGTCTGTGAGCGGGGCCGTCTTCTTGAACCAGAATCCGATAGAGAACGTTTCAGGGATACTGCACGAGTATTCCAGCTGGCCCACATCGGTGATGAGTGCGCCGTCGTTCCAGCGTACCGGAGCATAGCTTGTGTTCTTCTCCGTCAGCAGTGTGCCGCCCGTGGCCTTACTCGTGCCGTCGATGACAGCATCAAAGGTATCATCGGTCTTGCCGGTATACCGGGCTATCTGCTTTTTCAGCTCTACGCCGTCCAGGTCGCCAAGGATACCGCATACCAGGATATGCGACGCCTCGTAGCTGTCGACGGTAAAGGTCATGTCGCATACCCTTAACGTCTGCTCCGTAACGGCGTTGATTTTGCAGTCAATCCAGTTGCGGGCCTTTATCTTCTGCGGCAACGATACTTTCATAAGATATTCGCCGTTGAAGGATTCCTTTTCCAGCCGCAAGCCTTCCATGGCCGCGTTGTAGTACATGTTCGTCTTTATCCCGCTATAGCCCAGCTTGTATTGGTTATAGTCAAGGATGACGTTCTTGTTGATTTCCGGGTCGCTGGAGAGGTAATACCAGGTCGCATCCACGGAATAGTTGCCGTGGTCGTCGACGGCCTTTATCATGAAGTAATAGTTCCCTTCGTTCGGCCGGATATAGCGGTATTTGTTGACCTTCGAGCGGAAGATTTCCGTACCTTGTTCCCATTCCTGCGTCTGCCCGACTTTCACGACGTACTTGATATTGTAGATAGATAAAGCATCCCAGTAGAAATACAGGTTGGCCCCGTTTTTTTCTACCCAGAAGCCTGTGACGTTCGGGACAAAACAGGATAGGTAAGCACGTTCACCTTCTCCAAATTGGTCGTAATAGGCTATATACAGCTCTTTGATATCCGGGTTCGGATACAGGAAGACGTTATCCACGGTCTGATACTTCACGCCGTCTATGTACAGGTTGGCACCGATACAGTTAGACGGTATCTCCAGGAAGGTAATGAGTGTCCCTTCGTTGTTTTTGGTAAAGGATATGTCAGACGGTGCGGACGGCCTCCGTTTGTTATACGTGATGGTCCGGCCGTTGGATACCTTGCCGTGCTTGCTGATGGCGAACAGGTATATCTTGCCGCTGGCCGTTGTAGGAATAGACAGGCTGGATGTAGCTACGGTCTTTTCTAGCAGGCCATAGGCGTTGCCGACGTCGGCATTGGTGCGGACTTCGTAGTAAGCCAGGTCGGCGTCGTCAACGGCGTCCCAGTTGAGTACCCCGCCCAGCCGGTCGAACGTCAGCGTAAAGTTACGCGGCATGGGGAAGTCGCCTTTGTTAGAGGCGTCTACATCGTCTGCCGTGAACCCATTGGCTACGTTGACCTGCTCATTGACGGATTTCAGATATTTCCGCAAGAGGGATATAAGCTGTCTGCCGTCGCCCTGGATAGCGGTCGGAAGGTCCGGGAATGTCAGTACTTGTTTCTTGTATTCTGCCATAGCATCAACTCATTCCTGTGCTGATTGCCTGCTGTAAGGCATTGACGATATTCGTATCCTGGCTTATGTCGTACTCGTTTTCATTGAGTGCCAGGAGGACCGCCGACTTGACGATGATATCGTTGATGGCGTCGTGGTTGAACGGCAGCTCTTTCGTCGTGCTTTCGATGAGGGCGGGCGTTGCAAAATACCTGAATTTCACGGCGGTAATGTCCGGGTCGGTGATATGCACGGTCCCGGCCGTCATAGCCAGGGGATACGTCCCGCAAGCGCTCATATAGTTTTTGGGGATAGAATCCCCTTCCCTCATGGTCGTTTCTTCTACGAGTACCGGCCATTTAGCACCAATGAGCAGGCTTGCCACCTGTTGCGTGGCGGTGTTGAGAAATTGCAGGCAACGTTCGTCGCTGTATTCCTTGCTGATATCGTGCGTCTCCTGCCGGATACGGGTAATGGCATCTTCTACTTTCATTCAGTCACCCCCTAGCAGATGAACGGCATGCGCTTTTCCGTATTGGCGTATTTCCGCATAGGCACGACATTGGCCAAGGCCGCTTCCACGGCCTGTTGCATGGTATCGCCGTCCGGTGTCTGTGTAAGGACCATGCAGGCCAGCTTACACAAGGAATCAAGGAAGACGGCTGGCAGGTCGATTTTTCCGGTATTGAGGTCAGTGATACCAAGGAACGCGGCGTTATAGAGCATATCCACGTCTTTCACCCCGGCATAGAGCTTGTTCTGGAATATCTTGTATTCATCCCAGCGCGGCGGCCGGATAGCGTCTCCTGGATGAAGGTCGCGCCCGTGGCCGTCAACGATGCGAACGAGAGTAAGGAAGTCGTCGGGTAGATCTACACCGGTAATCGGCATGTCGATATGCTCTTTCGGCGTCTGTTTCTCTGCCGTTTCGTCGGACGGGTCCGTCGATAAGCTGGCATTGTACTCGTCGATTTCCCGGTTCATCTCGTCCTGCCGGTAGTGCTGGACCTTTTCGAGGAAGTCGCTGTTGATGTAATACTGATTGACGTAGCGTAGAGTTTCGTTGATGGCCTGGAGAATATCATAGTCGCTGTATTGGACTTCGTTGCTATCCCCCAGCTTGTAGCGGATGAGCTGTTTGAGTGATTTAGCGGTAATCATCCCAGCAACACCGCCCCACGCCACGTACGTTTCTTGTGGTTAACGGCGAACTGCTTCCATACACTAAAGAATTTCTGGATGTAGTACTGATATTTCGCCTGGTTTCCTTCGAGTTCAGCCCGTTTCGCGCAGATGAGCCACGGGTCGAATCCCCAGAATTCCGGCGGAATGAAGCCCATGAGCTGAATCCGTTCGTTCTTATCGCCCGCCCAGCCGCCGTTGTCGATTTCATTGACGCGCCGGGCCGCATCTACGGCACTCGATACGTCGACAGTGTTCCGCAAGCAGATTTCGTCGCCGTTCTGGTAAATCTTCTGTTTCGTTATCATGCAGAGTCACCACCTTTTATATAAAAAGAAGGGGCGTGAACCCCTTCTCTTATGGAATTGACTATCGCTTAATGTCTACGATGGAGCAGGACGCTTTCGGCTGTGTGCCTTTGAGGCCCAGGCTGGCTTCGATGACGAATTTTTCATACGTGCCGTCTTTACTGAGCTTTTCGGGCGGTACTTCGTGCGGTTTGACGAGGTACTTCATATCCCAATAAGACAGGTCGAGGATGTCGATACGGTTATCCGGGTAAATCGGGTGTACGTTGGCGTTTACGAGGCCAAATGCGCCCTGGTACGACGTAGCGAATTCGGTGGCATTAGCCTTTTCATTGCCTTTGCGCGTAGCCGTCATGGTAGCCAGGACGAGCTTGATGAATTCACGGTACTTAGACGAGGACATATACGCCTGTGTAGGATGACCGCCGCGTTTGGACGTCATTTCCATAGCGTTGTTGATGTCGTCGAGGGTGTACGTACGTTTCTTGCCCAAAGAGAGGACGTTGTTCGTTACAATTTTGACGTTCGTGCCAGCGGCCGACATGGTTACCTTGTCGTCTGCGATGTTTTCGATAGCACCTTTCTGTGTGTCAAAGATGGTCAGTTTCTTGCTGCTGGTGCTGTCTACGCGTACGTAGTAGTACAGGCCGTCTTTAAGGCCCGTCGGCATGGTGTCAGCGACAAAATAACAAATATCGCCGGTAGCCAGGTGGGTTTCCGTGGACGACGTGACGGTGTTATCCGTGGTGGATACGGTGACGTCGATAAGGTTCTGCTGCATGAAGAACGGTACGCCGCCGGAGCGGGGCTGTACAGTAGCCGAACCATCGACTTTCTTTGTAGAGTTGACGAGCATGTATTCAATGTCCTGTGCCAGGCCTGTATAAGCATCATAACGGAGGTCGGCCAGTTCGGAGCCGTGTTCATTCTGGTACGCTTTCTGGACTTTGTTCTGCGCATCGGATACCATGCCGGTCTTCTGGAAGAACTGGACGTTATTCGACAAGCCTTCGATGGAGCCGCCCGGCTGGAATTTATAATCTTCCATTTCGAGGTGGGCGTTATCCTGTGGGGGGAATAAACCCTTTGTCATCCACGAGAACGTCATGGCTTTTGCCGGTTCGGAATCGCCGAATTTAGAGTAGAACAACGTGAGTTCCGGGGTAATGTTAGTAAGAATAGGACTGATATCCTCTGCATGGCCGATAGCATCGTAGGTGTACGACTGGTTGGCCGATTTATTCAAGTTTCTCTGTACATCATATGCCATATGTTTTCATCTCTCCTTTATCTGCCGCTGAGGCCTGCGATGAACGCGCGGCGTTCGCGGACTGTCATATTTCGCATCTGCGTAAAATCAATGGGTTTGGCCGGTGCTTTCGCGCCCGTGCCAGGCTGTTCGACTTTCGGAACCGGCACTTTCTTCGGCTGCTTCGTCAGATCATTCGCTTTAGCGTAGTATGCCGTGCGGCATTTGTCGTAGTAGCCTTCGAGTACTTTGCACTGTGTGGGGTTGATATTCCCGCCCTGGAGGGCTTTGATAGCATCCCCGATGACAGCGGCGTCTTTATACGGCATTGTCTGATAATAACTACCCATTAACTGATTAATGTCGGCAAAATGAGGTTCTTCGGCCTGCTTCTGCTGCGTAAAATCGACAATGCTCTGATAAATGGCCCGCTGTTCATTCTGTGCGGCCTGCGTCCGCATCTGCTGTTGCTGGATAGCGCCAATAAGCTGTTCCTTATAGTAGGATTTAGCAGTATTGAAATGCGCTACTTTCTGTTTCACGGCGTCGTCGTCGGAGTATTCGGCGGTATCAATATCGTCCTGCGTAATACCAAGGGCCTTCATGGCCTGGTCAGTTGCAGCCTTATCAATATCTGCAAACATTCGTTTTTGCTGTTCCAGCTGCTGTTGCTGGGCCTGCATCTGCAATGCCTGTTGCTGCTGCTGGTACTGTTGCTGGCGACGTGCCTGTTCCTGCTGATACTGTGCGTATTGCAACTGATACTGTTGGGGGATACGGCTTTCGTTGACGTTCCCTTGTGCAATAGCGGTATTCAGTTCGTCCAGGGTATACGGTTCGGTATGGATGAGCGGTTCGGGCTGTTTTTCGGCAGCTGGTTCGGTTGCCGCTGGTTCGGCGGGTTTAGTTTCCGTCGGTTCGGTCGGTTCCGTGGGCTGGGATTCCGGCTCATCCTGTGCGGGCTGTTCGTCCGCCTTTGTATCTGCTGGTTCGGGTTGGGCAGCGGAAATACTCTTCCTGCCGGTGCGCGGGTCTGTCACGAGATACAAAGACTCCGGCTGTGATTCTTGGGCGGCGCCCGCGACGTTTTCGTTGGTAGTCGTTGCTGTGGATACATCAGTAGTTTCTCCTTCTGCAAACAACTGTAAATTAAAGTCAAACACGTCTATTCTCCTTTCTGGTTGCGCTTTTGCTTTGCAATATCAATGATTCCTGTCATGTAGTGGTACAGCCTCATAGCGGCCCGGTAGTCGCTCTTTACGTCGTCAGCGGGCTTCGTGGGGCTGTCCAGGTCCTTGAGTGCGGTCTGCTCTTCGATTTTCAGCCAGTCGTCAAGGAAGGCTTTGAGGTCTTCCGCCTGCTGGCCCTTCATGATGAGGTCCGCTAAATATCGCTTCTGGGCCGCTTCATCGCCGCTCCGCATGGTATCGAGTAAGGTTTTTAGTTTACTGTCCATTCATCGGGCCTCCTTGCTGGGGTACTTGTGGGGCTTGCGGTTCTGGTTGTGCCGGTGTTTGCGGCGTCATCTGTGCCAGCTGGTCCCGTGCAATCTTCTCGATCATAGCCTGTGGGCTGGTGTTGCCTGCCGTCCGGGTATTGATGATATTCACCTGCGCGTCAAGCGGCAAATCGTTCATGTTCGCCCGGATAGAAGGGATAGACGCCACGGCGGCCTTGCCTTCGTAGTCGGCTTGCTTTAAGGTCAACTGCTTTTGCAGGTCCATAGCTTCCTGTGCCTGTGCAACCTGTTCGGCCTGCTGTGCCTGCTGTGCCTGCATCTGCTGGGCTTCCTGCGAATCCGGGTCCAGCAAAATGCCCTGCGTATTCTTGAGTCCCATTTCTTCCAGGAGTGCCGTTCCGGCGGCGTAATAGCTCTTGGGGGTTGCTACGCCTGCCTGCGATAATACAGGATATACGTTGCTGAGGAGCATCATATAGCTCTGTATCCGCGCTTCTTTCGTCCCTGCGCCGTTGCCGACATTGATAATGAGGTCGTAGTCGATATCAAGGTCTTCACTCTTGACGGAAACTTCTTCGTCCTTAAAACGGAAGGTCTGCACCGGTTCGCCGTACTTCTTGTTGAGCAGGATAAGGAAGCGAACCATGGGTACAATCCAGTTTTCGGCAAATAATCTTGCAATCAGCCGAATACGCTTATCTGCTTGCCCCAAGATGGCCGTAATGCCCGTGGCCGTGCTGTTAAGGCTGTTGGCGTCTAAGCCCTGGTTGTACTTCGTGCTACCCGTCCGGTTTTCCAGCTCGCTTTCAGCGTAATTGACTAGATCCATCGTGAGCGGCGAGATATTCGCCGGCGGTGGGTTCGCAATGGCCGCGTTCGGGTCGCCCTTAATCGGGACGTATTCGTCGCCATTTAGCAGTGCGTCCATATCCATTACCGACGTATAGTCGATAAACTTCTGCTGGTCGTTGTTTTTGGCAACGTTGATGACAATCTGTTTAATAAGCGCCGTCTTTAAGTCCTGCAAGCCTTCTACCTGTTCTGCCAGGGCCATGTCGGCGAATATCTTGCGGCTTTCGCGTACGCTTCCCATCGCAAAGAAGGGAGCAATGTCGAACTCGTTGGTTTGGATAGATAACGGCGTATCCCCGACACAATGAACAATCAAATGCTCGTAAATGCCGTCGTCGTTATAGTCTACGTCTACATAGCACTCGTACAGCTCGACGTCTTTAGACGCGTTATCGCCGTCATTCGGCCGCATGTGGTCGTCTGACAGCTCTTTGTTGATGTACTCATCGGCAGATGTATACTTCGTATCGCCTGCCGCTTCAAGGGCTTCATCGACGTTTTGATACGTCCCGTCCTGCTCTTTACGCTTGAGATAGTCGCCTTTCACAATCTTCCGGTGTGCTACGAACTTGCACTTTTGGAGTGTGCTGGCTTCCGGCGTGAAGCGTAATTCCGTGGGCGGTACATACTCGACAACAGGGTAATTGGCCGTGACTTTGACGTGGTCAAACTGCACTTCATACAGATCCGGCGCGTCTTTCAGCTGCTTGACCTTCTGTATCTCGATTTCGCCCGACAGTGACGCCTGCGTAAGCATCATGGCTTGTTGCATGTCGTTCACGTCGAACATAAGCTTGTACCGGGTGCGGTCTTCATCCCGCTTCCACCACACCTTCGCAACGCCTAAATTCGTCCCCAGGGCGTCGTCAATGACGTCGTTGACTAAGGACGTATAGTTGTTCTTGCGGGTAAGCTGGTACTCGACTAAGTGCTGCATGTTGGTTGCCGTATCGTCGTTTTGGATGGTACTGCCGGCGATAGTAACAGGAGATTCGTTGCCGATAAAGACTTCTACCAGGCTCGGCTTCATCCATTCAATGATGTTGTTGAAGTCCATGCTAACGAATTTGCTCTTTTTAGACAAGTTCGGCAATTTCTTCGCGTACAAGTCTTGTTCCCCGTTGCGGAGCTTGCGGCGGTGTATCAGTTTCGGCTCTACAGTACCCTCATAGTACTTCTTTGCGACGTCGATACCGTCCTTGACGCTCATCATGATCTTCTTGATTTCGTCATCGTTGAGCGTGTCCAGGGATACCGGTTGTTCTTCCGGCTCTGCTTGCTGTAAAAGCCAGTCGGTAACGCTCATCTGCTGCGGAGCATCCCGGCCGAACAATCCGCCCATGTCTTGTGCGGCGGACAAGCTCTGGTTTAAATCCTCCATCTCATCACCTCGATTGATAGCTAAATAAGGCCCCCGGTGGGGCTATGGGGCAATGCGCGGGCTTGAACCGCGATAGCTTTGTAGCTGGTTTTCCTTAACCTACATTGCCATGGGTGGCGGGGCTGACCACCCCGCCGATGATAGAAAGGAGCATGTTACCGTGGAGTCGCCCTTATCCGGTGCGGCGTCGCTCCACGCGTTTACATGTATCCGGCCCGGTGCATCTTGCCACGGGTCATCTGCTTCCACTTGTCTGCCATGGACGTATTGTCCCGGTAGAGCTTGGCGCAAAGGTATGCCAAACAGTCCATTAAGTGGCTGTATTCGTTCTTTTCCGGCTCGTCCAGTGTCCGGCCGGCTACGACTTTACGATGATACCCGCCGGTAAACGCTTCGATGAGCATCTGACAACGCGGGTCCAGCTGTAAGAGTGGTTTCCCGTCGGGCGTAAGCGTCGTGAGATAATACCGCACGGCTTCACTGCGGCCCGTCTGCGTGAGTTCACCCGGTTCCACTGTGATGCCGTACCGGTCACGGAGTATTTCGTTTGCGGTCTTCTCATCGCTCTGTGCGCGCTGGTTGCCTGCCGGGTCGCCGACTGCCGTATACTCATATCCGCTGTAAAATGTTGATAATTCCGCTTGTACGGCACGGCCATGTGCCAACATCCCACAATCCCAGGACTGTAATTCTGACAAGATGAGCAACTGCCCTTTCGCCGTCGTCTGTGCAATGATGGTCGCCGGGGTAAGCCCATAGTCAAACGACAAGAGTAGCGGCCGTCCTTCTATCGGGTGCAGTTCCTCGTTGGCGACATGACGGTTATAGTCAAATTCTGGGTAGTATTTCGGCTCAGCTGATACCGTCCAGTTGATTTCGTATTCTCGTTCCCAACCCTCGGTGGTAGTCCCTTTTCGTTCGTTGGTCTTCCACTCTTCGGAGCGCTTAGAAGGGTCGGCCGTATAGTGTATTCTGGCAATGTATACCCCGTTACGCCGGTACTCGTGTACGCCCTCTATCATATCGTGCGCTTCCTGCTCTTCTTCCGGCTCATCCTCATTGAGCTGGCCTGTCACAAGCTGGCAGAAGAAGCCTGGGTTAGCTGACGAGTCGATGAAGATGCGGCCGCCGCCTTCGATGGTCGGACGGAGCGAGTTCCAGGTGGCTTGTGCAAAGTCCCAGAATGCCATTTCTGTGCAGTACACAACCGATGCGGTGTACTGACGGAGCTGGTCGGCCCCTTCTGCGACGGCTCTCAGCTCGACGCCGTTGGAGAACTTGATGTAGTCATAGCCCATCTTTGAGCGCGTCTTTCTTTCGACGGCTGGCCATTCGTGCGTTTTCGGCAAATGCTCATAAAGAAACATGAAGCGACTGTCTCCCAGCAGGTAGGCGCTATCGTCGTATTTCTTCGACTGCACGAATATAGACAGGTTTTTGCCGAACATGGCGTAATGCAGGAGATTCGCCAGGCACCGCCATGTCATCATCATGCGTCGGCTCTTCGGAAATGCCGCTACCTGTTCGCCGTGGATAATCTGATCTACGCGCGCCAGATAATCAAGCTTCGGAAAATGTTCAACGGCCCCGTTCTTCGCTTCATTGACCGTGAAGCAGCAGTCATTGATGAAGGCCGTTGGGTCATACTTCCAGACCTTCCACTCCATAAGCCGCATAAACTCGACTTTCTCTTTCAAACTCTTTTTGCTAGTTTTATTCGTTGTTTTTGTCGACTTCATTCTATCAACCCCGGGTTAAGCCAGCCAAATGTGCATAATTATTACTTATCAAGTCCCTTTAGCTTGCTTTCAAGCTCTTTGATACGTGCGTCTACGTCGGCGTCTGTGAGCGTTTCGACTTTGACTGCCCTGCCGTCCGCGCCTGTGATGGCATTTTCCACGCGGTCACGCCATTCAAGCCGCTTCCGGTTCTTTAGCCAAAATATCTGCGCTGTCGTGTTCGGCTGTACTTCTTTATGTACGACTTTAGTCACTACCAGCATGTCGTCACGCCGTTCTTCTGTTACTTCGTCGTACTTGTACCCCAGTGCCGATTTAAGCAGCGCGTTCTCTACCTGCCGGTCTACAGTGTCCTTTCCTTCTTTTAGGGCCTCTAAAATCTCTAAATGGTCGCGTTTCCAGTTATACAGTGTAGCGTTGGAAATACCCATGTTGGCCGCTATCTGCTCATCACTAAGGCCGTCCCTGGCCCATCCTTGCAGTCTAAGCAGGCCTTCTTTTGTCAACCATTCTTGATACTTACCCTTTGCCACTGTATCACCACCTTTTAACCGTATACTTAAAAAATTAAGGCCCTGTATGCCGTTCTAAGCGACTTTTACAAGGCCTTGCATGTATCTGTATGTCTGATTACTGTTTCTTACTGCCCATCACGTCATCCCACTTCCAGGAGATTTCCAGGCAGTCCGTGCCGTGATACCATTTGACGCTGTACTTCCACATGCGCAAGTAGCGTATCAACGAGTCTACCGCGCAGTCATCGTATCCCGTGGGTAATATGATCTGCACGCTGGCCGCTCCCCTCCGGGTGGCTTCATCTATTTTGCGCTGTGCGATGGCAAAAAGGTTCATCGCGCTCAGTCGTTGCTGTTCAAATGCCGGCTTGATTTCTTCCATAGTCTTCTCCCGTGATATGACAAGAGCCGCCAAAGCAGGAAGGCGGCCCAATGTCTATGTGTTTGTGTAAACCTTTACAGAGGTGTAACAGAATTTGCGTGTGGACAGTGTGTGCGGCGGAGTGCCATAGCGCCATCTACTAACACTCTCGCCGCCTTGTCCGATGAGGAGATTCTAGCCTTGCGCTAAAACCTTACACTATTATTATACGTGTTTTTCGTACTAGTTATTCTTAGAATAAGCAAAAATGACAAAAAAATAAGGCCGGTACTCATGGTATCGGCCTTTTATCCGTTATTCTTTGTTGTCCTGATAAAGATTGGGGAAACAATTTTCTGGCTTCATCCAATCTTCGGTCTTAAAGCGGACGGACTTCCTGCTCTTACCGGTAGTGAAAAGCAAATCCGGTGGGCTGAAAGTATCCGCAAAGAAAAGATGGCGGCCGCTCGTGAATGGCTGGCCCGTCATCCCGGCGAACAGGCAGATAAATGCCTGGCCTGGTACGGCGGCCATGCCAGTGCCTCGTGGTGGATTGACCACCGCGACGAACGGCCCCAGCGGACAGCCAAGTTGGGCGTCGCAGAATGGCTTGAATAAAATTACATAGCAAAAAGGCTTGTCTACCTGTGGTAAACAAGCCTTTTTGCTTGACTAGCTGTCTAATCAACATACTAATCAACGTTACAATTTCAATCCTCGCGGTCAGAAAATCTCTGCCGTGACTTACTTAGATTATAACATCCCATCCGAGATAACGCAAGTCATTATATTACGCGGATAAGTCCTAGTTGACATGCAGCCATTTTAGCCAGCGTCCGCACGTCGTTGACTATCGTATAGTAGGTGTTGCGGTCCAGTCCCAGCTCTACCGTCGTGGCTTTCCATGATTCCCGGCGATGGTACTTGCAGGTAGCTACGCGCCGTGAAATGTCGTCCAGGGCTTCGTACACCCCGGATACGAGTCTAAGCCATCGTTCGGGTCGTTTGATGACGACGCCGTCCGACAACGTCACTTGCTTTAGCTCAGTGGCCAGCCGTATGCCTTCTAACGCTGTTGGGTCTGATACAAAAGCATGGCCGTTACTGCCACCGCTATGGCCGCCCGCTACGTTTTCCCTTGCCAGTCGCACGGCCCGGCGGATTTCTTTTTCGCGGTAAAACATCAATTCTATGTGTCGCGTCGTGGAGTCAATCGCGGCGCGCTGATTGTGGTGCATGTGCATCCCCTCCCACTGTTACAACTCTCACTATTCCGGCGTTACGGATGCGCCGCCAGCACTGTAAGCACGGTTCCGGGTTTGGCAGCTCTTTCCCGGTCTCTACATCCATGCCCCAAAGGTACAGGGTAGCGCCGTGCATTTCCCGGCGGCTGGCCGATATGATCGCGTTTTCTTCAGCGTGTACCGCTACGCATCGCTCAATCATCTGGCCGTGTGGTACTTGATGCAGACGGCGGTAACATTTCCCGGTATCGCAGCAGTTCCGTTCGCCTCGTGGCGCGCCGTTATAGCCGGTGCTGACAATCTCGTCGTTATTGACGATGACAGCCCCGTAAATGCGCCGCAAGCACGTGGCACGCTGTGCTACGGCTTTTGCTATTCCCAAATAGTACGCGTCCTTAGACGGGCGTACATAGCCGTCATTCATGGGGATAAACGTCGGGATTTCGTTATATTGCGCACGTATAAATAGCGCCGCGTCGCACCTGCCTTCTAAATCCAGCTTCCTGGAGATGGTTAGCGCCGTTTCTTTGAACTTCTCGTCATTGCCTTCCGTTTTATAACGGATGAGGGCCAGTGTATCCCTGGCCGCTTCCGTCGTGGTGTAAATCACGTCCATTTTCCTGTCACTTCCTTTTCCACATAAAAAGCGGTGAACGATGCGCGCCGATGTGATGCGCGTCCAGGTCACGTTTACTCTTTTTTGTTTCCCAGGGATAGCGCTTCCGACGTCGTTCTTCATACAGCTGCTTTTCTTCATCGCTCATCTGATGAGTCCTTACTTCTCCGGGTGCATACCAATTTTCCATGTTTATCACCTGTTATTGTGAAAATTAACATTGTTCTTTATAAGAAGGCGCCGGGCCAGCCATGTTCCGGCGCCGCCTTGCTTGTTAAAGCAGCTTATCGTCTTCCAACATTTCATCCATGCTCTTACTCATAGCTGCTTTAACTGTTTCTATCATGCAATAGTTGATGGTACATATTTCGTTGCCTTCTACGGTAAATCGGGCCGGGTAGGCCATAGGGCATTGGCCATCTCTGACGCAATGCTCCATGGCGTGATTTTGTGTACACATATGCACCCGAAAGGCTTCTAGTAGGTCTAATAATTTTACTTTATCAGGCTTAACTTCCATTATCGTCACCCCGACAATCTTTCTTGCTTTTTCCTGCATCTGTATACATTCTAAAATCCCCAGCTTACCATAATGTTATCGTCATTGAGTGCCACTTTATAGCCGTCTTCGTCGAGCTTACGGGTCAATGCCTTATCTACGTTGCTATCGCCCGTCAAAGCCAGCGTGACGTAGTTTTTGCCACTAAGGTACGCACGTTCAATGACTTCATCTATGTGTTTTGTGCTAATATCCGTTGTTCTCACCTCTCTTTTTAAATAGAATTTCTTGTTTATCCAACATGCATGACATGGTTTTGTCATCCCATGCCGGGCATACGCCAACCCGTTTCGCCCCGTCGGACGAACGATACGTCCGGCAATGCCCCCACACAGGGTCGTTTTCGTCATATTGTGTACAAAGTTCTTCTTTTAGCGGGCCAGCCATTTGGAGTGCTAACACTGCTAAACGTCGCTCATCTTCGGTGGTAAGTATTCGCTGGCTGGCTTTGCTCGTCGCTTCTTCATATACGCCAAAGAAGAATTCTTTAATTTTCTTCTTGTCGTCCTGGCAGTATTCTGGGATGTGCTCCAGCACCGTGATAGCTAGTGTTTTCGCGCCGACATACTTCCCGTAGTCCAGTACGGTGTAGTCGTCTTTATGGCCGTTTCGGGCAGCGTTATTACTTCGCAAGTCAGTGATGCAGTAGTCCAGCAGGACTTTCCTCATGTCGCCGATCATCTTTTCTTCATCCATGGTTACACCTCTTTCTTTTCCAGTAATTCCGGGTTGATATAAGTCCCATCATCTATCTTTATTAGTTTCATGCTCTTCTTCCCTTTCTATTTGCCCGTCTTTCCCCAGGTATATCTCCATCCTGGCTATAACTTTTTCGCTGGTTTTAAGTATCCCGACAAGATATAAGGTCACAAGCCCCATTGTCCCGATTCCCACGGCAATAAGACTATGTGCCAAACAGGTTGCCGTCAGCAGTAGTGCGATGGCCAATGCGTCCATCAAGACAACGTAGACGGTCAGTATATTACTCAGTTTCATGTTGTTCCTTTCTAGCCTTAGTTAATCGTTTTAGATTTCCTTCTACGAGCTTTTTCCTTAACTTCGGGTGTAGTTCATAGAGTGGGAAATTCAAGTTCGTTATTTCGCTTACAGTGATTTCTACGCGCGGGTCTTCGGCGTCGATACCGGCTATCATCGAGCCGTCGATTTGAGCTATGTAGCCGTCGTCCTCGATGATTCCCGCACTTTCGAGGATATCTGCCGTCGCCTGGACCAGCCCGAAAAGGTCGGGCCAGCCCTTGCGGCTCGGCATATAATACCTAGCGGTCATCGTGACGGCACATTCAATCGGCTTAATGGGCCTTCTTTGGGCTTTTAACTGCCATGAAGCATCATTTGCATATTCTCTATAGGCTTTACCCTGTACAAGGCCGTAGCGCGTCTTCTGTAGCGAATTTTTCTTAGTCATTGGTCGTCCATGGATGACGAAACGGTAAATCACTTTTCATCCTCCTTTTGTTGCGACTATTACAGTGTGATACGTTCCCCGTTCTTGATTGCCTCTAACCACTTTTCGTAGACATGAATTTTATCCCAATCAGCCTGCATTTCTTCCTTAGTGCCTTTATGCCCCGCACGGAGTCTATATTTCAAGATATTGCCTTTTAAGAAGCCGATAAGTTCTTCACGGCTAAAGAAAGCTTGCATCACAAGAATGGGTTCGACGACCGCATCCCGATAGTGTTTATCATGCATGGTGTCTTCCTGCGTATCTGCTTTTTCAATAAGCGTAGCACGATTTGCCTTAACCATGATTACTTCATCACTGCCACGGAACTGTACATCGTATACTAATTGGTCGCCTTCAGGCAATATCAACATGTGTATGCTAACAACCACTGCATAACCACTTTCGTGTGGTGATATAGGCCCCGGCCAATCAGACATGTCTACCCAAACTGTATCATGTACTTTAATTTCTTTTGCGTTATTCATCTGCATCAGCCACCTTTTCAAAACGCCATTTCTGTGTTGCGTTCGGGCATTTATCGTGGTCGACTTTACTCATGAACCTTTCCAGTGGTCGTACCCAGTAAATGCAATCACCGGCTTCCTGGTATATGACAACCAGTTCCATGCGCTCTGTATGATTTCCAAAGCCAATGATTTTATATACATGTCCTTTGAAGTGCTGCCACTTTTCCCCTGCTTTCGGTATAGTTCGCTTGTAATGGTCCATGTCATTCATCCCCTTTTATCGTAACGTCTTCAATACCACCTTGGCTATTTCCACACGTTTCATGATAACGTCTTTATTGCTAAGCGCCCTTTGGTAATTCTCGAAGCAGTTACCGATTGCGATATTCAAGGCGTCTTTATTGGTATTGTGATTAATGGTGCTATAGATGAGATTCTCATCGTCAACGTAATAATAAGGTTCGTTGTCTTCTGGAACGAACGGCTTGTTCAGCTTTTCAGCGATTCTTTGCACCGCCAGTTTTATCCCGATTTCCGGGTTGAAGGCGTCGTTCGAGTGGCATTTCGCTTTCCCTTTGTAAACCGTTTCGCCGTCTTCGTCCGTGTACCATACTTTGATGGTTCCGTTAGGATAACATTTAATCTTATCCACTCCGGCCGTAAGGAGTCCTACTTTTGCAGCTTCTTTTGCGGCAATGTGTTTCAGATAGTCCCGGAAAAGAAAACTGTCATAGAGCGCAACATCAAACTTCGGCGACTTTTTAGCTAACTTCTGTATATTTTCAAACGTTCCCACGGTGTCGTAGCCATTAGAATACCGAAAACCACCATTCGTTTGTCGGCACGCATCGAATATGACGCACGCGTCACATTTCTTTTCGTCGCAATACGCTATTAGCGTGTTTACGGCCATCTTGGCCATCTTGTCATCAATCATTCCTGTTTCCTCCTATCTGCCAGTGCTGCCGAATCCGCCTTGACCGCGCTGGGTATCTGTCAGCGTCTTCACTTCTTTCCAGCAAATCGGGATATTCTGTACCAACTTGCCCTGCATGAAGCGCTCTCCCTTTTCGATGATTTCCGGCTTATCGCCGATATTGTCGAAAAGGCCCTGGACTTCGCCGCGGTATGAGCTGTCGATGACTCCCACGGCGTTCGATAACCGCAGTTCCCGCTTTGCGCCGTAGCTTGACCTCATGAAGAGCATCATGCAATAGCCTTCCGGGATTTCAAAGGCCAGCCCCGACGGAATCTTGACGCCGTGTTCGCCGGGATAGATGACGAATTTCGCAGGCGCGTAAAAGTCGTAGCATGCGTTCCCTTCCGTGATGAGCGGCAGTTTCACGTCGTCTTTACTGTAATTGTCGAGGATTTTCTTGATTTTAATGTCCATCATTTGTGCTTGTTCCTTTCTAACACTTTGTTCCTTGCCTGGTGTGCGACGCCGGGTCGCGGCCCGTGGCACTTTATCGCCCGGGGCCGACATTCCCGATCATCTGCACATACCGGCATGAGTTTCCCGTCTACCGTTACCACATAGTGCCGGTAGCCCGTGAGCTTCTTATGACAGTAATAGCAGCGTGTCATATTGCATCACCGCTTACTGATTCAAACGTTCTTTCAAAATACTTCCAGCTTTGAATTTCATGCTGTTGTGGCCTGTCGTTTCCACGGCTTCCCCGGTCTGCGGATTACGTACCGTCCGCGGTGCGACGTACTTCTTTTCAAAAGTGCCGAATCCCACGAATGTGATTTTGTAATCCTGCGCCACCAGGTCGGCGATAGTGCCTAACATTTCGTCAACTACGCGGGCGCAAGTGCTCTTTGTCTTACCGCTCCGCTGTGCTACCGTGTCGATAAACTGCTTTTTCGTGATGTTCTTCATTTTCATTGCTCCTCTCTAAAATGGGATTTCTTCGTCGGCGACTTCACTACCCATATTGTTAAAACCGCCGTTATTGGCCCTCATTGGCCGTACAACCTTCGCAATGCGGTTGACCAGCAAATTATACGCAACCTTCTGTGTGCCGTCCTTAGCGGTGTATTCATGCATATCTATCTTGCCGATTACTTCCACCCGGTCGCCGCGCCGGACGTCCTGGACGATAGCTTCTGCAAGTTCTTTAAATGCGGTGCAGTACCACCATTGGCTCGTCCAGTCTTCCTTGCTCTTGCCGCTCGTCCCCGGCAGCTTCTTGTTGTCCGCTACCGAGAACGTCACGACAGGCGTCCCTTTGGTCGTGACCCGGCTTTCTGGGTCCTTACCGATGTTTCCAATTACTGTGATTGTGTTCATTCTCTATCACTCCTTTTTTTCTGGTGTCGGCCGTTACCCGGCCAAACAAAACACTGCCTCGCCTTGCCATGGCTATAATCAGCTCTGCCTAACAATGCCTTCGCTTCTCAGCACTCCGCTTTTCCCCTGCAAAGCAGCACTATACATTGCCATTCCATTGCAACACGTTCATGGCAAGTCCTTGCCATACGTTGCCCTTGCTGGGCTATGCCAAACGTTACAATGCTATGCCTTCGCCTCGCCGAACTTTACTCAACTTTACTTTACCTTTGCTTGACTATACCCAGCATTTCCATTGCACTGCTGAAACATGCAATACCGTAACTTTGCTTTGCTTTACGCTACTTTGCCTTTGCTCAGCGTCACGTTGTTTCGCTGAACTATTCCGTCGCGTAGCATTACGACGCCATACGAGGCCCTTGCTTCACTCCACTGTGCGACTCTGTGCCGTCGCCCCGCAATACATTACTATTCTTTGCTATGCCTTTGCTTCTCTTCGCTTGCTGTCGGCTTTAGCCTTTCAGCATTTTCTTGATACGGTCTACTTCGCTTTCCGCATCCTTGATTTCCTTGATGTCGATTACCTTATAGCGCCCCTTACCTGCATTTCGCCACTGTCCTAAACCGTTCTTACAACCAAACGCCAGCCATTCGAGCACTGCATCAGCATATTGGTCGCTTTCAATTTCGACGACGAATGTCATTCGGCTTCCAGCGGGGACTGTTTCACTGTTTGCCAGCGCCACGCGTTCGCCCTGTGCGGTCTGCGCTCTCAACGGCCGCTGGCAGTCGCCGATTTCAGCCCCCTCCGGCATTTCAATCATGATTTTCCGCGGTTCAACGAAGATACAGCCGTCGATGACTTTCTTGTACGCCTTGATTTTATTTGTATGGGTGGCGAACTTTTCGCCCTTGCAACGCTGTAAGAATCCGGCGGCCGCTTTAAAGAACCCGCGGATTTGATACGAGTAGACGAACGGCTTGCCGTCTTCCTTCGGGAAAATCGTCTTGCCCTTTTCGACGACAGCTTCCACGCCCAGCGCTTCGACTTCTTCTTCCCGGCTGGCGGCGTCCGGTGCTTTCGACGCGATGAATTCTTCATGAATCTTCGGGTCGCTGTTCGCTGTCCCCAACATTTCTTCGATAAGTTCGATAGTTACCTGTAATTTCTTCATTTTGATTTCCTCCTGTTATCCTTGTAAAAGTTATCTGGCTCCACGGTTGCCGTGGTATATATCGACTGGCCCGTTCTGTTTCTCATACGCTTCCAGTGCCGGGTAATCTATGTTGCACTCTACATTGAGGCATTTCATGAATTCCCATATAGGCACTTCGTTATGAGTCAGTACGTAGACCTTGTCTTTGTAGCATGACTGCAAGTCTTTAATGCGCTTGTCACGCCACTTATACTGCCTATACAGCGTCCAGAATATGACGATGGCTACCCCGGCTATCATGTCGCGTGTCTTCGCCATGAGTTTCAGATCGCGCGTCCGGCCGGTTATCATTTTCTGCATCCTTTCGGCGATACGTTCGTTTAGGAAACGGTCGAATCCATGTTCACATAGTTCGTCGCGCCAGTCGTAAATGAAGCCTTCCTGGAATTCGTCGAGATGCTCCCACATGTCGTTCATCGCGGCGAACCGGTTGCGCCCGAACCCGTACTTATCGTGTAGGCAGTTGAACAACAATGTCGTTGCCCAGTCCGTACCGCTTTCGGCCCCGGCTTCACGCCGCAACTCTGTACGCGCCCTGTCACGTTTCGCCAGCGCCCGGCTGATAGCGTTCATCATCGTATCAGCCCTTTCTTGCGGACCATGTAAGCGCCGTATGACAATCCTGCTTTACGGGCGGCCGCAATGTCTTCATCAAGGCCCGTACGGAGTCGGTTTTCAACGGCCGTTTCTATGGCCTTATCTCTCATCCTTTTCATACGGTTGCGCGCCTGGATGATTATTTTTGGCCGCATGATCTGGTAATAGATTTTCTTCCACGCGTCGCGGCAGTCCGGGCATACGCTGAATCCGCATGTCAACGGCTTGTCGCACACGATACAGGTAGGTCGCCGTGTATGGCCCTGCTTTCGGTATTCGTTCCAGTCCCAGTAGCGCTTCGTGAATTTATCGAGGCAGGACTGGCACAAGCGCTGTGCTTTATAGTACGGGTCGAATTCATCCCCACACACCATGCATTTAGTCATCTCGCTACTCCTCTCTTCATGACAACGGTCATGCTCACAAGCCCCGTGTTCTGGTCCAACCAGAACCTCATGTATTCGTTACCCATGCGCATGTTACAGGCCATCCCTTCTTTGAAGGCGGGGATGTTCTTGATAATCAGTTCGTCCGGGATTCCGGGGACAGCCCGGCGGGCGAATTCGATGACGTCTTTCGGCACGTCGTCCAGCGACGGCGGTTTCTTTTCTTTGTCCGGCCGCTTTGTCCATTTGCTTCTAAGGTCGTCAATCATGCCATGGATGCGCTTGCGCCCGGCTTCATTGACCGGCGCTTCTGGCAGTGACTGGTATTCCGGCACTTGGTTCAGCTTGCGTTTGACTTCTTTTTTAATCATCGTCACGCTGGGCATGGAGTCGGCACCGTCAATCACACGGCCAACGGCCCGCAGGACGTCGCCGTCGCTGTAGCGTTCAAGCTGGAGCATCATCGCGCCAATGAATTCATCGCCATTCTGGCCACTCAGCTTCCAGGCGTCATTTGGATAAGAGCCTCTTAATATCTTCAAAACTTGATTGGCTGTGTTGCTCGTCATATTCTTTGCACATCCTTTCTCTCCGTGCGTCATCTTCCCGCAGCCGTTCGTCACGGGTCTTATACCTTGGGCGGTTATTGTCGCGGCGCTCCCACGTCCGTACAGCTGCCTTCCAGTCTTTCATGGGCTGGTTGCCAACCTTCCAACCTTTGCTTTCATAAAAATCGATGAAGCTTTCTGGATCTACATTGTTCTGACGTTCTTGGCAGTACGCTTGAACGTCATCCAAGGTAGGCTTTACAAACCGTTTGCTCTTTTTAGATACCTGGGGGAGCGCTGGGGGTTTATCCCCCTTATTATCTAAAGAAGATTTGTTATAAAAAGATTTATTACTCTCTGGGTAGTTTTCTACCCCACCCCTGGGGGAATTTTCTACCCCACCCCTGGGGGAATTTTCTACCCCACTAGGGTAATCATCAACTTTTTTATTTAATGATGCTTCAAATATTTTTCGCTTAAAATCGTTTGATACGGTGATAGTCCGCTTGAGAATTTGTTTTGTTTCTGCATCCCTGGTCGTTTCAACGTTGATAATTCCGCCATCCTTCATCTTGGCGACGATTTGTTTTGCACGGTCCTTGGATACCCCTAGAAACTCTCCAATGGCTTTATTGCTCATCCAGAACTCAGTGAAGCTATCAATCTCGGCTATCAAGCATTTCTCTTGCAAACTAAGTCCTTTTGAGTTCCATAGTTCGGCAGGAATCCATATGCCTTTAAATTTCCTTTCCATTTCTTCTTATCTCCCTAAATCTTTCTCTCATCGCCTTTGCGTCGGGGCCGTGTGCCTTTTCATGACAGTCCCGGCAAAGTACGATGAGGTTATCTAAATCGCTCGTCCCGCAGTGGGACCGGAACACGATATGATGGATTTCCGCAGCCGGTGCGCCGCAGTTCTCACATACGCCGCCAGCCCGTTCATAGGCCGGAAGGCGGTTCTTTCGGTATAGCGCGTCGTCACGGCGCTTTCTTTTATTCATCGCCAGCCCTCCTTCTTCATGTCCAGCAAGTGCCGGTAGGCAACCCGCATTTCCGGGACGGTCATCCACCCGAAGTGACAATATTCTACCGGAATCCCTAGCCGCCTGGCCAGTTCGGCGTAGGCCCTGGCCCGTTTGTGGTGAGCGTGGCGCCGCCCTTGCCAGAAGCTATCAAACAAATCATGACAGTACATCCTGGCCCGCCTCATTTTCCGGCTTGCCAGAATCCCCAGCGCCCTATGCGAGTGAGGATGCAACCCGACGTATGCCCCACATCGCTGGCACAGATACACCTTTCCGGGGTGAAGACTGGCATATTCTGGGGAGTATACCCGGCTATTGTCGACGAGTCGGACAGGACCGCCGCATATATTACATTTGCGAGGGTATAAGTCAATCATCTTGTTCGGGCCTCCAATCATCAATGAGCGCCTGGACCCATTCCCGGTCCTCGACGTTCGCGCCGATCTGACGGGCTTCGTCGACAAGGCAGCCAATCAGTCGGCTCATGTCGTGCGTGTCATATACGCTTGAGCCGGCGTATAAGTGCAGGACGGTACAGCCCTTGACCTTGCTGGACCCGGTGTCAATAGCAATCCAGCCGATGCCATTATGCCGCCAGTCACGGCACACACTGGCGGCCAGCTTCTGCTGGACACATATCGGCGTGAAGCCTTGAGAGTCTTGGATGGCTCCTCTGTACACTTCCTCTTTACTGATATATTGGCCGTCGGCAGATAGCTTTTCTGCTATCCGCTGGCACAACAGCCAGCAGTAGGAGTTGGCATTTAATGAGCGCTTTTCTGAGTAGCGCTTAATCTCGATGGAGTAATCACCGTCGACTTTGATGTTATTTAAGTCTTCGGTGTGCGGTGCGGGAATCAGCAGCATATAGCCGCTGTTCCCTTTCAGCACCTGGACACCTTTTGAATGGAATCTCATGCTATACGCCCATCAGTGCGGCGTCGTCGGCCGCCATAGCCGCCTTTACCCATACATTGAATTGTTCGTAAAAGGCCTTTGCTTCCGGCAAGGTTAATTCGGAGAAACGGTTTTTATGATACTTTTCTTTGACTAAAGGAAGGACAAACCCCGTAGCGCCGTTTTGCCGCGCCCAGTCAGTGACTAACTGAAAATATTCACGGACTGTCTGTGGCACGCCAGACGGAACAGAATCATTTTCAGCTGATGACGCGTCTGTATTGAGCTGATCGGAATCTTTTGAGTCATCGATGCAAAAAAGCCCGTTTAAAGCGTACTTTCTTGCATAAGACGATGAACTCCCCGTTACCTGGCTATCGTCCATCCCTTTTCGGGAAACTGGCTCCCGCGCCAACGCCGACGCGGCCACCTGTTCGCCGTCGTTAGCATCAATCAATGTTGCCGTCGCTTTGATATAGTAACGGTCCCCGATGAGTACTACGTCATCGCTCATCAGAAGCGTAAGTCCCTGCTCGCCCAATAAGGGTTTTGCCGCCTCTACGATGTCTTCGCAACTCCGGTATGCATATTTACCAAATTTGTTATACTGACTCTTCGGGGCCTTTAACAAAGCCTGTACAAACATTAATTTGTTGTAAATCGCGCTCACGATTCACACACCCCCTTCACTTCATATTCAAACCCAAGGGAACCAAGTTTATCTTGGAGTTGCTCTAAATCGGGTTCTCCCATGACGCCATAAAAAACGACGTTTACAGTGTAATTAGGGATTTCCGGCGTTTCCGGTTCGCTGGTAGCGGGCTGTTGGGGAATGGGTTCCGGTTCCATGGCCGCTTCTTGACGTTCGGTTTCACGGCGAATAGCTTCTTGACGTTCGACTTCACGACGTTCGGCTTCCTGGCGGGCAGCCAATTCGATTTCCTTTTGCCGCTTTACGTCGGCTTCTACGACCCCTTTTATTTCGTTGAAAGGGATGTCATTGTCAGCCATCGATAAATATTTCATAGGGTTGAGCGGAGTAGCCAGGCCAGATGTACTATTCGCCATCGTGACAATGGTTTTGACCATTTCACGCTTTTCTTCAATCATTTTCTTCTTTTCATCATCTGCCGTTTGCATTGCCAACAAGCGGGAAACTTCCCTGTCAATAGCAACAGTCGTTTCTGACCATTTCGCGGTCTTGTTGTACCACCGCTTGTCAATGTTGAATTGGACGATATACGCGTCCTTGAGTCCGGCGGCTTCCGCTTTCTTGTCAAACTCCGAATTAATCGCATTATCCAGCGATTCCAGCCGCTGTGTTTCGTAGCGATCCAACTGTTTCCGTAACGGCTTTTCAACGTCTTCGATGATGATAGCTAATTCATCGCACTGGCTCTTGAATAAGTGGGAAGGCTGATTCAAGAGTTGCTTCCCTTCCCGTTCAAATTTTTTAAGTCCCGTTCGCAAGGAAACGACTTCGCGCAATGCTTTTTGGCTATCTTCTACGTTTTCGTCGGTGACAACCAAATTGGCATATTTTTCTGTTACGGCCTGGAGATAATTCTTCACATCATCCATGTTCCAGGCCAATGCTGTCGGTTCATTCGTGATTTCTGGCGTTACCGGAATAATAGTGTTCGTTACGTTTTTCATGTTATGCTGCTCCTTTCGCCGTTTCAGCCCGTATTAACAATTCGTTCAGTTCTTCACTGGTTTCATCATCCAAGTCGTCTTCAATCGTCCACAATGCCAGCTGAAAGGCACCTACCAGGCTGTCAAAATCAACGTAATCATCGTCCCGGCTGTCTAACATTTCGTTGCCAATAGCCTCCAGCCGTCCGCAATGAATTCGTTGGCCTATCATTATCAATTCTTCCCCAATATCCATGCGTTCATAGACACGGGAAATGTCGTTATGGAATCGTGTGAAATTATCCATTGCTTTTTCTCCGTTTCTGCCTTATAATTAAGGCAATCAACTTAATACATCTAGCCTCGTAGGCCTTGCGTAACCGTCGCAAGGTCTACTTTGCTATTACGATTTTTTGACCCACTTTTAAATCAGCATCCGGCGCGATGTCATTAAGCTTCGCAAGGTCGTAAATGACTTTGCGAATATCTTGGTCATCGCCGGAGATGCTGGCAGCTATGTCCCAGATGGTTTCCCCTTCTTCCACATAGTGGACTTTGGAGATTTCCGCCGCCTTCTGCTCATTGGCCAGTTTCGCCCCGGCGTACCAGCCAATGCCGCAAGCCGTGGCAAGGGCCAGAGTGAATGCAATCGCACTGGCAATCCGCTTGAAAAGCTTGCGATCATGCCGTTTTCCTTTCGGCATGTGGTCGCGGATTTCAATTGCTTTCATTGTTCATCACTCCTTTCAATGCTTCGCAAATTCGATTCAACTTTTCCTTCAAGGCTCTGTTCTCTTCGGACAGGGCCTTATTTTTGTCTTCGAGCTTTTCCCATTCCAGCGGTCCGTGCGCTGGCTCTTCGTATTCACAAAGGGCCAGCACATCCGCCGCCCGGTAGAACGTGCCTGGGAGGCCGTACAAGCGTTTCAGCCTGCCGTCGTTCTCCATGCGGCAAATGGTCTGCCGGGAACAATGGAAAAGCTCTTGCAGTTCTTCGGAGCTGTAGCATAATTTCATACTCACAACCCCCTTAGAAGGCTCCATATTTACACAGTTCCATTTCCAGAAACGTGATTTGTAGTTGCTTAGTTAAATTTACTAACGTTTCCTCCCTCATGGTTATATCGTAAACAAAGGCCAAATCCTCTTCCGATTCAATCCGATAACGGTTCGGACCTATTTGAACGATAAAACCCTTGCCTATTGTGTTTTTTGATACGCTTGCACCGATAGCACGATACTGATTGATAATGCGGTTTGCATTATTGTCATTATTCTGGGGTACATATCCCAATAGCTCGTCTATTGTGACGCCTAATTTGTCTGCTATTTCCATCAATACATTGTATTTAGGTTCACGCTTTTTGTTTTCATAAGCCATATACGATGAATACGGTATTCCCAATTCCATGGCAAAATCTTTAGCGGACTCATATCCGGCCGCTTCTCTGTATTTTCGTAATCGTTCTTGAAACAGCTCTTCTTTTTGGGTTGTCATGCTTGCACCTCCCTAGTGCCCCGCTTCCTGGTCGTCACGTTCAATCATTCCTTTTATTTCTACACATTACGTGTAGCTATTTTGCAAAAAAAATATTCATATCAAAGTCGGGGAATGCCTTTTTGAAACGCTCCATAAAATTACGGCTAGGCTGTCTATCGTCGTATTCGATTTTCTCATACAACGACTTAGAAATGCCTAATTTACCAGCCATTTCGCTGGCCGTAAACCCTTTAGAGTTTCTGAATTTTTTCATCCATTCCATCTTAACACCTCCTTTCTATATCTACACGAACCGTGTATCATTTCATGCTCATATCATATCACACGATACGTGTAATGTCAATATCAGAAAACACGAATTGTGTAAAAGTATTCCAAACACACAAAATGTGTGTTATATTAAAGCTAAATTACACGTATCGAGGAGGTGTACGCTATGAAGTTGTTGAAAAAATTGCGCGAGGAAAAAGGATTGACCCAGTCAGAATTAGGGAAAGAATTAGGCATTTCCCCAAGTACCATTGGCATGTATGAGCAGGGAAGGCGAGTTCCAGACGTCCAAATATTAAAAAAGATGTCTGCTTTCTTCAATGTATCTATTGATTATTTACTGGAAAATGTGAATCATAACGTACCCATGAAAATGCCGAAAGACCTTAATAAATTCTTGCAACAATCGGAAATCATATTTGATGGCGATACCTATAATCTTACAGACGAAGACCGCGATCTAGTTATGAAGTCTCTTGAGGTTGCCTTTTCAGCGGCAAAACGAGCAAACAAACGCAAAAAAGGCGACACTCCTACTAAATAGAGGTGTCGCCTTATGATCAGAAAAAATATAAAACTACGTGTCAAGAACCTGGTACGGAAAATGGGGACAGCCAGCCCCTTACAAATAGCCGATATGATGAGGATACCCATTGTATATGCCGAACTGCCTAAAGGTATCCGCGGGTATCTTACAAGGCCGTTACGCCGGAAAGTAATCGTGCTCAACGACAAACTGGACGAACGGGAAATCCCGATTGTCGTTGCTCATGAGTTAGGCCACGCACTGATGCACGGAGCGGCCGGGACGTTCCACGCCGATACCGTGAACTATTGCAACGCACGGAGCGAGTACGAGGCTAATATGTTTGCGCTGTACCTTCTTTCCTACTGCTACGACATAGACGAACGGCTGTTACAGGCTGCCCCCAGGAACCGGGATGTGATGACATACAAAGAAGCTCATTCATTACTCTGTCACTGTATCGAAAACGAATAGGATGTTACAAAAAATCATTTAGAAAGGCGGTGCTTCATTGGGCGTACTTGTAAGCAGTTTGACAACCGTTTTAGGGATATATCTTTTTACGATATTTAGCAAAAAGGAAAAGCCACTTTCAAAATCTGGTTTCATGACAAGTTGCATCGTCACACTTGTTTTGTTCGCCGCTTTAACTTATTGTTTCCATCAGCTGGCCTTTGAAAATAGGTGGGACTATCACAACTATAGAATGGTCAATGATTATATCCATTCTTTGAACAACAAAGAAAAAGAAAAATTCCAAAAAGCGTTAATTTCCCAAAAGGCCAATATAGATAAAAAATACGGGGTTGGGCATGATATGTCTGGCAATAAATATGACTCTGCGGATACTATTGCTATAGAAAATTCAGAAAGATTCGGTGTATATGCTAATCCGTTAAAGGTTGAGGAATATTTTGACGATGACGCTTACTATTATTGGGATCATATCTATTATTTCCATGGCGCTATTTATCTCGGAGCTATGTATTGTTTATATCGTCGCAGGGTAAAACAAAAATAAGCCCGTATCGAAGGTTGAACCTCTCCTACCTATAGAAGCGAGAGATTCTTGATTGAAACAGTACCAGTCTTGGCAGCCGAAACTAATACACGCTTAATGCGTTTTAACGCAGACCTGCGTTAAATATATTGATTTCAACGCAGACCTGCGATAAAGGAGCGATGAAAAATGAATCTTATATTATGGGTTGTGTTATTTGCTCTCATTGGCCTTGGAAAATATGCAATAGGAGAAATAAAACAAAACCGCAAAACAAAAGGAATTGCACTTCTGATTGTTACGATCGTCCTCATAATTGCATGGTTTGCTTTGAAAGGTCATATGTCCCGCAATATAACGTATTAGTTGCCATGCGCAGAAAGGCGGTAATATTATGAAAAAGATACTATTGACGCTAATTTCTTTACTTGTATTTAGTTGCCCTGTATTTGCTTCCAATTGGATTTCTATTGGAACAACGGCTGATGGCTCGGAATATTCAATAGATATTAGTAGCGTATCAACGCATAATTTAACCCAGTTAGAAGAAAATCAAAACCGCGTAGCAGAAAGAATGGGCTATAAAGGGGCTAACGTTCCATACAAAATCCTATGGGTACATATAGCGAACGCTGACGGAACTACATCAATTCAACATATAAAAGTGTATCAAGACAAGACTATGGCCGTATTAGGATTCGCGAACTATGACAGCGCTGGCAACGTAATTCATTCCGTTCCAGATGGATACTCCGCACCGGATAGTATCTATCCTGGCTCGATAGGCGAAGCGTTATATAAATTTGCATATCCTTTTAATTCATAGTTACGGGCACAAAAATAAGCCTGTATCACGACATACAGGCTTACAAAGAGGGATTTTATCATGGATTCTAAAACGTTGAAAGCATTGCAGTTCTTTTATGATAGAGGCCCCACGCCTTTTCTCAAATTGAATAGCTACTTAGGTGAATTTTCCGCCGAATACCGTTATCTCCTCGCTACAGGCATGATTGAACGTACTCACTGCGGACAAATGGTTGAAGTCACAATCGCCGGAAGGGATGCTTACGAACGGAACAACCCCTCCAGTAAAGTGAACGTCATCTCTTGGATAGCCATTGTTCTGCAATTCTTGAATATGATATTGTCACCTCATGATTACAGTATACCACAAATGATAAAAGATTGTATAGGAAAAATTTTCAATCAAATATCATAAACGGGGTTACCAGCTGGAACTAAAAAAATCATCGGGAGGCAATTCTATGAAAAATGTAAAAAGAGTCATATCATTAACATTGTTGTTTGTATTTGCTTTAGCTGCAATGGCTTTTGCATACATCGGTAACGCTAGGTCTGGTATTTTCCATTATGATAGTTGTCAATATGTGTACAGAATGAACGATAGTAACAAGGTGTACTTTGATTCACGCGAAGATGCTGTTGATGCCGGTTATCGCCCATGCCGAGTCTGTAGGCCTTAGTAAGAATCTGTAAAATTTGTATTTAGTTCCAGCTGATATTACTTTAGAACCCAAAATAAGCCCACATGGATACCATGCAGGCTTATTCCCGATTCCGGGAAAGATAAGAACGGCGGCCAGCCCCAGGAGCAAGGGATTTCTAACCCATACCGCGGCTGGGAGATGGCGGCAGGGCTACTCCCATTCCGGGAACCCAGCTTTGTTCCTTCACAAGCTGACCTCTCTATTATATCATTCCTCAAAATCAGAATCTAGTGCCCTTGCGTAATGCAGGATTTTCTTTACGCGACAAATTTCATCGAGCAGTTTTTCAGCCGCTACATCTTCTCCCTGCTCATCGCGGAGCATGATGTATAGTACGCGGTAAAAATTATCGGCCGCTTCCAGATGCAGGATAGCTCTCTTGATATGGGCCTCGAATTCCGGCGTCCAAGCTTCCGCGCGGTACGCCTTTTCAGCTTCATCCCAACCCATATCGAGGTATTGCCGTGCATTTTCATATAGCATGGCGTTCCTCTTTTCGGGTGTGTCGACGAATTCATATACATCTTCATCATCTGTCGGTTTGACTGCGTACCGGTTCCCACTTTGTTTCATCTTCAAATACATTTTCATGGTTCACCTCTCCCTTCACTATATAGCCACGGCGGGTAATGGAATCTGACGGTTCCAGCAATATTTTTCCGCCTTCACTAGTAATAGGACAGGAAGAACCATTTTAAGTACCACTTTTTCAAAAATGCAACGTATTTATTTCCGTTGCAGACTCATTCTATTCGTTCCGCATTCACGGCTGGTCAATCCAGGAGGCAGCTATGTATAACATCAACCACAACTTTACATACCGTCAGAAGGATAAAGGCTGGCAGGTCATACTTTCCTATAAGGACGGTGATAAATGGCGTCAGAAGAGCAAACAGGGCTTAAAAACCAAGCAACAGGCAAAGGCCGCTGGCGACAAACTCTTATCTGAGCTTCAAAGAACATTTGTACCCTCATCGAACGAGCTGGCAGGAACCACACTCCGCGAATTCGTACCTATCGTCATCAAGGATAAGAAGTTGGCACCGTCGACAAAATACGCTTACGGTCGCGTACCTGTTTTCTTCGCCGACATTGCCGACAAGGTCGTATCCCAAATAACGACGTCCGACATAATCCGCGTCGTTGCCACGAAAAAAGGTGTAATGAGAGATAGTACGATTCAGCACCGCCTAGCACTGCTGAACGCCGTTTTTGCCCACGCTATCAATGTATATGGGATTGCTACGAGGAATCCAGTACAAGCGGTTCCCAAGGCAAAACGAATAAAACGCCCGTCAATTAAGGCCATTTCCTATAATGATTTCAAGAGGCTGATGGAAAGCCGTGGTGGCAAGAATCTTGAAAGGTATAAATTATGTTGCCAGATAGCTTACTACACAGGCATGAGGTTCGGAGAAATAGTTGCGCTTACATGGGATGATATTTCATTCGAGTCCCGGCAGATAACCGTCAAAAGGCAGATAAAGAGATACTCCCACAATAATGTAAACACCTATGCTATAGGCCCATTGAAAACGGCAAATTCGTACAGGACTATTCCTATTCCAGATGTACTCATTGAGGCATTGAAACAATGGAAAGAAAAAAACGTTTCAGAATCGGTTCTAGGCTTTACGGTATCCTGCACGCATCCCATCAACTATTGGATACAGAAAACGCTTCCAAACACGAGTATACACGATTTTAGGCATACGTACGCCACGAACTTACTGGCAAATGGCGTAGACATTCAAACCGTCGCCGCGCTATGTGGGGATTCCGTGGGAACTATCATTTCCACTTATCTTGATTTTACGGAGGAAATGAGAAAGAAGGCCGCCAAAAACGTCAATACCATCTTTAGAAAGTGA